GTAAAGCTAACTTTAAGCTCGAACCTATTGCTTTAAACTTAGATAATCTAAGATTATTATCTTTACTAAATGATGATATTAGAGTGAAGATCAATACTGAATATGGTGTTATTGTATTTGATATTGAGGAGAACAATATTAAATTAAGATATATAATTTCAGCCTTAACACAATGATGATTAACCAGCAAAAAAAGAACAAGCTTAAAACACCAGGATATTTTATTAAACGTTTAAAAGATAACGATTTTGTTACTCTTAGAATATTTGATAAGTATAATGAAAGCGATCCAAGAAAATGGACTGTGTTAGTAGACCCTAAAGGCTCTTCTGTGTTTATTACTTGCTTTGAAAATACACCATTTAAAGGTGAATATTTGTTTCAATTTAATGATGGTAATCAATTATTTAAAAATAGCTTTAGTCTAAAGACCGATTCGATTGAGGTTGTAGTTCAAAAATTACTTAAGAGCGGTGTAAGGCAAAAGAATGAAAGTAAATTTATTGAATAAATAAAATTATGGATGAAGAAGATCATAACTCTCCGGAGG